TGGTTTAAAACGTCCACATAGGTTACTTATGTTTATAAGGTTTTTCCCACTTATGTAAATGTAATCTGGTTTACCCATTGATTGGTCGTTTATAGCGGTAACAGCGTCCATCAATGAATTCAGTATTTTATCATAGTCATCTCTCATTTCTTAGACTCCTTAGTTCTTTGTTTCTTGCGTTTCCTAGCTACATAGAGGCGATACCTATCATAGGTTTCTTCGTCCATGGCAACAAGGTCTTCAATTGTTACTTTGTCCCACGCCGTATACAGTGCAGCTCGTTCTTGCTTTGTCATTCTATATCCTCCAACATTTGAAGAAGTTTATGTTCCCTTGCAACTAGTCTGCAAAGTATTTGTTTAATAGCAAAAAATTGGTCAATGGCTACGTTGGATTCAAATTTAACGTTTTTTAAGGTTTTAAGTAGTCTATGTGACTCTTTGATAGCCTTATCTATGTGCCCTAGTTCTCCAATTATCTCATCTCTACTCATCATTGTTTACTTACCTCATAATTAAAGAGAAATCCTAGTGTAAAGCGAAAATGTGCACGTAGTGCAACTAAGTCACGTTGTCTCTCGTACGTTGTTTCACTGCATGACCACGCACGATATTCTATTCTACGATTCAGTGCTGCAAGTTCACGTTCACATTCGTGGAGAAAGTGAAGTTCTCTGTCCAGTGCTACATTGTCCGAGGGTCTGCCAACACCGTTACGATGTTTAAGTACGAAGTTCAAGTATATACGTTTCATATGTAAGCTTAGTTGGTTGTATATTGGCTCATAGCCGCCTACGTCAAACTTAGTATTAAAAGCCATAGCTAACATCTCCTTGTTTAATGATTTCTTTGATATCACGTGGATGACTGCGTTCTTCGTACAGTGACGCAAACCAGCGCCCAGTAATGTAGAACCCACGCTCCAACGTGTTTGGTCTACGTGCCTTAGTTACATCTTCGAGTGCAAGGACAACTTCGGTGCCTTCGCACACCACGGTTTTGTCGTTCACTTTATACATTGTTCCAGCGTAATCAATGATAAAATCACCGATTTCTAAGTCGCTTTTTAAATTATGGCACATTGTTACACCTCTTTTGGGAAGTTAACTAACTTAGACACTGCGTCACAGACAACAGTGTTAAACTCGTGCAGTTGATCCATTGTGTACTTTATACCACTTACATGAACAAAGGGTTCAACGATACGCTTGAACACAAAGGCTTGTGGTATCATGTTGGCTCTGACCGCTTCACTAAGTTCTACACCGTTACTGTAGATAACGTCACGGTATGTGAACTCCACGACCACAGCGTTACCGTTGTAAATCTTTGACTCAATGTGAACATCTTTAAAATTGTTAGTCATTATTATCTATCCTTCTTTAGTATTAAGTTTAGTAAGTCTACTAAGTCAGCCTCTTCAACGCTGTACCTATCAGCCTCATCAAAATCCCCATTATGCCAATGGTAAGCCCTGTCAGCCCAAGCTTCGTCCTCTGTCTCACAGACTTTGTCAATTTCGTCATCGTATTTTGATACCCATAGTTTAATACTCATTATTTCACCCCGTATACAAAGTTGTCCATGATGTTGTCGTAACCGTCTTGACTGTAAATGTATGTGATACCGCTGCTCATAAGACCCCAAGTACTGTGTTTCATACCAAAGGCACAGTGACCTAGCTCATGAGTTACCAGTGTCTTTCTTTCCCATTCATTTAAGGTTGCCCACGCTTGCCTATTAATCTTAATGTGGTTTCCTTGGTCAGTTTGTGCCAGGTTGAATTCTAGGTCACTGTCCCCTCGTTTACATTGTCCTAACTCAGTCCGTTTTAAGTTATCGGTGAATTCCCAGCTATCTACGTTAGTCCAAATCTTTGAAGTATTGAAACTACGAGACTCTAAGTCATTCGCAGCTTGCATAATTACATTGGTTAACTCTGGGTCTTTGTACTGATTTCCACGGTTCATACCGCAAGCGCTAATCATTATTGTTAGACTTAGTATCGCTAGTGTTTTCATTTAATGACTCCTTGTATTTGTTGTATGCTGCTTGCAACGCTTCATCTTTACCCTTAGATAAACTCATCGCCGCAATGCTTTCTTCTCTCAATATTTCCCATGATGTTTTCATATTTCTAAGTTCTCCTTCTTTACGTAATAACATTGTTCACGAGGAGACCATAGAATCAGTTCGTTGGCCTCCATGTTTCCGAGCCATTCTTGGAACGTTTTCTCAAAGACTTCGTATTCAACTTCGTTTTCTAGGTCAGCAATGCCAATGTCTTCCAAGTACCGCTGAAACATGTCTGCTACGTTATCCATGGTTAAGTAGAAACTATTCAATACTTTCATCTAGTAAGCTCCTATCTATTGTTACAGCTCCCTTCCCTTTGACTAATATTGTAATCGTCGTATCGCCAGAAAATACATGGTCACAAACTCTGTATTCTTTGCCGTCTACTTTAACAACGTCCTGCGGTTCTAATAGTATGCGTCGTGTCATTGAAATCTCCTTAATTGCAAAGTGACAGAGCAAACTTGTATTTTGTCCCGATGTGTTAATGTTTAACGTGGTGAAACCGCACCACAGGAACTACTTTACTGAGTTTACATTGTCATCGTTGAAATCAATTCAACTTGCTCCTGAGTCTTTGCGCCCCTGTTAAGGACACTCAGTGTTTCATATTCGGCGGTCTCGACCTTTCGGTGCAACTGAGCCTCCTTTCGTCTTCGTCGGAGGCACGCTCTGTGTTGTCAAGTAACTCTGGGAGGTCTTCGTTTCCTTGTTCCTTCCATATACTTAATATGCCACGCCTGGAATCCAAAGTCAAGCGGCGAGTTAAAGAATTTTTGTCACAAAGAAAAACCCAGTTGTTACATTGGGTTGTGGATGTTCTCAAGCTCGGGTGGCTTCCTAAATTCGTCGGGACATGGGAAACCTAGTTCCTTAGTTACTCGACGATACATTGCTTCACCTCGTTTATCATAGTAAGGCATGGAGTTCGTGAATATCTGTGTCGCCGTACCCATGTGTTTACCGAATTCCTCACCGAGAACGTTGATACTTGCTTGAACCATGGCAGCGCTGACTTTCTTTGCTAACTCAACAGCCTCGGACTCAGCACACTCAAAGTAAACAGCGTCATGCAATGGAATCACCCAAACATTGAACTCTTCGATACAAATGTTACTGGCGTCACGGGTCATTGCAGCGCCGTTACCTTGCATCTTAAGGTTCTTCACAGAGTTCTCACGCATGCCACGAGAGTAGAAGTACTTCCAATGGTCAACGGTCTCAATGTAACCTTTGTCCCTGATATCATAGAGAGTGTCAGCAATGAAATCATAGTATGCGGCGTATGCGTCCTTGTGGTTTGCAAGGAAGTCACGAGCGTCTGACTCGCAGTCTATCAAGTCTTTCTCAGTACCCAATGCCTTCCAGAAGTTGTAGAAGTGAATCGATAGTGACTTAGCTTGCATTCCAAAACTTGTCGTATAATCCCTAGTTTCCTAGAGTACTGACTATTCCTTAGGTGTATCAATTACCCCAACAACCTTTCCGTTGGAGTCTCGGATAAACTTGCGTTGTACCCGTGAGAAGTAATCCTTCGCTGCCTGGCTAGGATCGCCGAAGTTGTTTTCTAGCTTGTGTTCCCGTGAGTGGCAGCTCCTACAAATAACTATTAGATTATCAGGACTGTTGTCGGTACGGTCTTCATTTATATGGTGAACACAAAGTAGTCTAAACTCTTCTTCACCACACTTAGAGCATATGCTTTCTTTACCTCTAAGTTTACCGTACGAACCTATCCCATTCTTCCAATTGTTATTCTTAGTTCCTGTTTGACAGCCTGGCTCCCTTACGCCGTAACCTTTGCGTCTTCTGTAAGCTTCTTGGGCTTTGTTAGATACTTCCTTTGACCTAACTAAAGAGCAATTGTAACAGTATCTTTGAGATGGTGCCTGTCTTTCAACAACCGAACCGCAAATACCACAGATAACTACACTACTGCAAAACTTCTTCTGGTTTCTCATGATAACCTCTCCCCTTTTAAGCCCTTTCGGGATTCCTAGTAGTAGAAGGACTTTCTACCCTATGAGTCGATACACTGCCCTTCTGATTCCTCAGAAGTATAGCTCGAGATTGCCATACCAATCAAGCGATTAGTTTAGGGTTCCTCGAATTGAGGGAGTTTTGATTAACGTGTTGAGCCCAAGTTACACTTAACCCAACACGACTGGCTTAAAATTGTTACGCATGACACTGTGTGATTTCTTCGTTGCGTCTTGCGGTATGAACCCTGTTTTCTTACCTTGGCCTAAGTAAATGTCCCCTAAGTAATCTTCGAGCATGGAGTAATCTTTGGACAACGCCGCAGCTACTAAGACCTCCTGAGACTTGAAATCTATGGTAACAAGTGCACGACCTGGCGCTGGTTTGCATAGCATACGTAACCAAGGACATAGATTCATAATAAACCCTTTGGCTGGCTTTGGTGACGTTCTCGAAGTCTTCTGGTTGTAAGGCCAGTAATCAGGTCTAATGAACCCATCGTCATCCATGATTTTACTTAGATCAGTAGAGTTCAATTGCTTCAATGTATTACGTGCTAAGTACACAGGCTCAATGATTGTCTTGTAACCACTGACCATTTCGTCCACGTAGTCCTCTTCCATGCAAAGTCTACCCGCTTCCGTACGTTTCCAAGTGTGCAACAAATTCTTTGATTCAAGGTAATCAGAGAATGCGCTGAAACTAAAGCTGTAATGTGTAAACACTTTATCCTTGCCACGACCCTTTGTGTTCTCTTTGTATATTGGAAACCCTGTAAGCTCGTTGCATTGTGCACTTAGCGCATTGCGTAGTTGTTGGCGATTCTCAAAGACAGCCCTGGTTAAATCTTTATCCATTGGAAATCCACGTGAACAGAATTGCGATACACCGACGTTACGAGAATAGCGACCACGTTGAATCATATGGTCTAATTGAACATCGTAATCTTGACCCTTGATGAACAATGCACGAAGCAATGGACGAAGTGCCCTAGTATCAGCCTCGCAGTATTTAATGATCTGAGCCATCTGAGCGTCTGTGTAATCATCGTTACCTAGAATGATTTCCCTTGTGCCTTCTTTGTCAGCTTCATAGGGTATGTTGAAGGCTTCGATAGCCGTTGCAAACCCTGTTTTCTGTGATTGTAGTTCTGGGTGAGTCATTGCATACACCTTAAACTCAGACCAACCATCGACCCATTGTGTACCTAGTACCCATTTGTGCCCCATAACCTGGGTAAGAACTTGGCACTCCGCTCCGCTGATGTTGTAACCAATGAACAATGGGTTTTGTATGGCGTTTAAGAATTCTGCGAACTCGTTGTAATTACTGCCACGTAAATCAAAGCTTGTCATCACCTCGTTGATTTCAACGCTAGCGCAGATAACATTGAACCTACCATTAACATCGTCCTTACGGTATTCGAAATCTAGATAAACATTTTTCATAATTCCTCCCAGAATTGTAGTTGACTGTGTGAACGTTGTAACACTAACCTGATACTAAGGCAACAGGGGTTACATTTTCCTCCCAGATGTAATCCCAACCGCTGACCCTTAGTGCGATGACTAAGGGTTTTTATTTATCTCAGTAAACCTAATAAGTCATTATTCGTATATATCTTATATTTAGTCTCTGTGGAGCTTCTAACAGTTTTACCTGTTTCACTATGAGTACTAAAGAACTTGTGAACCTTGTTTTGTGAAATGCTACGTAGTTCAGGGTTCTTGTGGTTCTCACAGTCATCAATAGCACGAGCTACGATATCCTGTGGTATGCAAAACTTAAACTTGCCTTCAAACTTAGTACCAACATCTCTGTATACTGATATGAGTCTTTCTTGGTCTGGGTATGACTTAATCATACGAGACCTGCATATTTCAAGAAACTCTGAAATATAGTTAGGTATTGCAAGAGTTGTAACCTGTTCTAGTTTCTCTTGGTTAATATGGCGAACGCTCATATCCCTGTCAGGTCTACGATTGAACATGTAAGAAACTAGGTTATCTATCAATGCTTCGTCGTTCCAAAGTCTCTTTCTCTCGTCTTCGCTAAAGTTCTCAGTTAACATAGAGTTTGTTATCTTAGGCATGGACATTCTCCCGTCGTTTGTGTCGAGCGCTGATATCGCTGATTCCTTGTTGAGCGTAATTATAACGTTTGCATAGTTGTTGGCGGTAAAACTCTCTGAGTGCATTGCTCGGTAGTTTTTATAATCGTTGGCAAACGTTTTCAAATAGTTATACTGTCTACTATTGCATATCGTAATCTCATCAAACGATATCAGCGTTGTAAAAGCAAGGTCACCATCGTATAAATCGTAAGCTTGGTCTGCTGAGCGTGTTTGCACATTCTCACGGCGATGAATACGGGAAATGATATCCACAAGTAGACCTTTGCCCACACGTTTCTCGCCGATAAGGACTAGGTAGCATAGATTACGACCGAACATGGATTGATTTATCCAATCGACAACATAGTTTGCACATGGTGCCTCTGGGAACAAGTGTTTGAAAAACTTTACCATCAACGGGTCTAGGTTCTCAGTTGGTTGAACTTTATACTTCTTCCAGTTCGGCAAGTAATATGTGTTCATTGCTTTATAGGTTATCTCGCCATCTTCAACATCATACAGAATAGAATGTTGATAAGGGTTGTACTCACGCTTGCCGATAAAGAAACGATTCTTCCAGAAGCTCATATCTTCTTCTTTGTCATCAAGCACATCGGTTATTGCTGACTTATCAATCATTGTAAACTTGTGATTGGTTAAGTCGATTAACCAACCGTCACCCATTGAACGAGTCATGAAGTAGTAACAGTTTTTGTAGCGTGACTTCATATCATCTTTAGTCATTAACTCTGTGTCAGAGTACTTGCTGAGCTCTTTGACCACAGAGGCTTCTTTGCTCTTCTCCACAGCTATCAATGATTGACGAATACGTTGTATTTCGTTGTTCAATACGTCTTCATGTAGTTTCCATTCGTCCCTAAGTTCATTGAGAACGGTTTTAGTCAATGAACTCACAGTACCTGATATCTTGTTGGATACTTTGAGAACACCAGATTTAACAAAGAAATCGTACTTTTTCGATTGTATTTTCTCAGGCAACATAGTACTATTAGTCATCTTGTATTACTCCTTAGATTTGAAAGCCTCGTTACTGCAATAACGGGGTTTTTATTTATGTAGTTTAAACTTTGAACGCAAAGTAACCTTTGAACCATCATTCCTAGTGACAACGTAAGTCTCTGTTCTATACCAAAAGTGGTCTTCACACGTTGTTTCAATGCTAATCACATCCTCTTGTAAACTAAGACTACGTGTTTTCTTAGTAACAGAGTCCTTGTACTTAATAATCACATCACTAACAACGTTACCAGTATACTCAGGAACCTTTGGAGCTTCGACAGGACGAAATCTAGGGTTGTCCTTAGCTTCACGAAGATTACTCATTGTTAAACTGTCTGCGTTGATAGCAGCGAGACGCTTCTTACCGTTGTTATCCATGTAAACTATCTCTGCGTTAATCCTACGAATCAATCTATACAGTGAGCGTCTGCATACACCAAGTTGCGTCGCTACATCGTTAATCGTGGTAATCATGGTTTCACCTCCTATTAGTTAGAACCATGAAACCAGATTCTCACAGTAAGAAACCAAAGTCAACATCGGGTCATGTAATTTTGTCACAATGAAGGAATCGTGTATTTTAACTGGGCTAGCAATGTGGTCTAAATTTACTAAATTTATAGGGGTATCAGGCACCTGTGAACTTTGGCCTCGAACTTGGCACTTTTTACTTGTTCTTTGTTTTCATAGTTAAGTCGAAAGGGTTCACAGTGGTTCACAGTAAAGATCGAACTACTTTATTCATATATACCAACGATAACTAGTTAATTTTAGGTGTAGTTCGATCTTCTTTCTATATCTAATATAAAAAATAAAAAAATAAAAACACACATTTTGGATATAATCGTGCAAAGTGGTCGAACTGTGAACACGTTTCGAATTGACTCAAAGTTATCCACTGTTTACTATGGTTTGGGGGCTATATGGATAACTACGAACAACTAAAACAACATTTCACAGTACTATACAAGGAACGAGGTTCACAATGGAAACCAAGTGCCGATGATTTAAGGAACATCGAAGAATATGCATTCGTTGGTGTCCTTGATCCAAAGGTTATTGCCACATTGCTTCACGTTGATTACAAAGAGTTCGTTGCTGCAACGTTTAACTATGGGAGTGTGTTGGCCGCTGTTGAACTAGGTAAAGCAAGGGCATTGCTCGCAGTGAATACAACGCTTATGGGTGTTAGCACTGGTGTCATAGACCCCGCTAGCATTGATTTCAGAGCATTAAAGTTTCTATGTACATCACGCTTTGGATACGATGAGAACGCCGTTCAGTCAAAGGAAACTAAGAAGACAACGAGACAACGTAATCGCCTCGAACGTGAGAAACTAGAGCTTGCAAAGACAATGCACCGTGACCGTGTTGATATAGAGACCACGAAAATGGCGATGGCGTTGAACAGTGATGAACTAGATGCTATGCTCCAAAACAAGGGAGGTAAGTAATCATGGAATGTATTTTAACTAGTAAACGTGACCTGCGCACTAAGTGGATTAAGTCACATGGTGTCATCGTCAATCAATTGAATCACAAATGCGGCAATGCTACATGTTCTAACTTAGACCACGTTTACGACGGTACACAGGCTGAGAACATGCGTGATAGGTCGATACATCACATACACAGTGATTCCAAGCTACAAAGCTTTCAAAAGTATGTAGAGAACCCAGTAAACGTATTAGACGCATTGGACTCTATATTTAAGTAAGGACAGCGTTAACTATGCGACCAAGTGAACTGCTTAAACATAAAGCTGCGTTGAGAGCCTTGGCTATCGAAGAACGCATGCGTAATCAAAGGCCAGTGTATAACCTCGATGACAGGTTAATCGCAGAGCAATACAACTTCATTACAAGTAAATCTAGGTACAAAGTGGCTCGTTGTTCTCGTCGTGCAGGGAAATCAACGGGATTAGCGTATTACATGCGAGAAACAGCGAAGTCAGGTAAACAATGGAACTGCGCCTACGTTGGTAAAACTATATCCGTAGCTAAGCGCACAATCTGGGATGCTTTGAAATCGTTGGTCAAAGAAGCCAATGACAACGTTAAAATCAACGAGAGTGAACACTGGGTTTACTTCCACGATACACAAAGTTACATATGGTTATTTGGTGCCAATGACTCTAAGCAGATTGAGAAAATGCGTGGTTTGTTCTTCAAGCTCGCCGTAATCGACGAAGCACAAATGTTCCCATCGTATCTTAAAACATTGATTGATGAGGTCATTGACCCAGCGCTTGGTGACTTACAAGGTACTCTTTGTCTCACAGGGACACCGAATGCGTCGTGTAGCGGCGTGTTCTATGACGCAGACCACAGTGATGGCTGGGAATCACATTATTGGACGTGGCGTGATAACACGTTCTTTGTTAACAAGGCTATGGAGAATAACCCAGCAATCAAAGACCCAATGGAAATCATGCGTTCATCATTGGCACGTCGTGGCGTTGCTGAAACAGACCCCATTGCACAACGTGAATGGTTTGGTCGTTGGTCTAAGTCCGATGACTTACAAGTTTACAAATACAGCGATGAGAAACAGAACTACGAGTCAATGCCACTCGGTAAATGGAAATACGTGCTCGGCGTTGACTTAGGATTCGATGATAGCGACGCCATAGTAATCGTAGGATTCAATGATAAATGCCGTGAAACGTACCTTGTCGAAGAGTTCAAGCAATCAAAGATGGACATAACAGCGCTTGCAGAGAAGATTAAGTTCTACAAAGCTAAGTATAACCCTTATTACATGGTTATCGATGGTGGGGCGTTGGGTAAGAAGATTAACGAAGAACTCAACCAACGCCACTCGCTGTTCTTAGAGCCAGCGGATAAGCAGAACAAGTTTGCATTCATTGAGTTGTTGAACTCTGACCTACGTCTCGGCTACACTAAGATTAGAAGTACCAGCGAACTCGCAGGAGAGATGAAACAACTAACCTATGACGAAAAGGAGTTCACAGAGAACAAGAAGTTTGTGGAAGATAGTTACCTCGATAACCACTTGTGCGATGCTTTCCTTTACTCATGGAGATACATTTACTCCTATGTTTGGAAGTCACAGCCACCAGAAGTTATCGTTGGTAGCAAAGAGTGGGAGCAACGTGAGACTGAGACAATGGTACAACGAGCGATTGATAACGTAGTTAAACGCAAAGATGAGGAGATAGGAAACAATGAATTCAATTGGGGTAATAGTTTCGGGGAATCATGGAACTAACAACTTGTTCAAGAACTCCTATGTTCAGAATCTCAAAGGACTGAGTTTCTATCGAAAGATTGAAGACGTTGGTAAACGATTAGACTTGTTAACAGCGATAGCCGACGAACTCGCTGCAACAAAGAGCTTTGTTTACTTGTGTGACAAGGATGACAGAGACGTCATATATAGTCTTGTTTGCTATGAAATCGTTGGAAACAAAACTATTGTCTACTATGCCTACACCAAGTATGCTTTCAGAGGGTACGGGTTCTGCAAGGAACTCTTAGATTACATTGAAGCATTACAACCAACGAATACCTTGGAGCATAGAATACCAAGGACGTTAACACCGAAATGGGGGAAACTGTGGGAGAGGTATCAACGCACACAACCGTATTACCCGATATCAAGGAACTAGATAGACTGTTATCGGTGTTACAGAGTAACAATGTTTACAGTTTCAAGTTTCATGGTATGGAAGTGTTACTAAGTCCTCAAGTGGCTCCAGCGGCTTCAACGAGTCCAGAGACAACCAACGTTCCAGATGAGTTTGGTAACTACGGTATCTGGTCTGCAAAGGAGCTAAGTAAATGATTGACCGCAAACCTAAGAGTACAAAGAAGCTAGACCAACGTAAAGCAGGGGTAATGAGTGGTCAAACGACCTCGTGGTGGGCTGCGGATGAAGGTAACTGTCACACAGACGTCCACGCAACCGTAGCGTTCCTAAAGCGTCAATGGTCAACGTTTTACAATGAGCTGATTCAGAACGTTAGACGCTACGAAGACAAAGGTTACAACATATTCAACTCTAACCCATATGGCAAAGTTATCGCTAACAAGACGCTAAGTCTCAACGTTACAGCGAGCTGTATTGACACGTTGGTATCAAAGCTTACTAAGAATACACCGACAGTGCAGTACATGGCGAATTCCAGTGACTACGCTGTTCAACGTCGTGCCAAAGAGTTACAGAAGTTTATCCACGGTCACTTTAACTACACCAACGCATATAAAACATGTGCCGATGCTCTCGCAGACGCATGTAAATTCGGTTCAGGGTTCATTCATCTGCGTGAACGTAATGGCAAAGTGTGCTATGAAATCGTTAAGCCCTACGAGCTCATGATAGATATTGATGAAGCTGGTTTCGGTGAACCAATGGACATGCACATTGTTAAACTTATGAACAGATTTCAGCTTATCCTAGACCACCCAGAACACAAAGAAGCATTGCTCAAGACATCAGAGTTTAACCCTATTTACGCTGGTTCTAAGCCATATAGTAACAACATGGTACTTGTAACAGAGAGCTATAGTAAGTTTGCTAAGAGACACGTTATCTGCGTGGACAATGCAACGTTGGTTGACGAAGATTGGAACCTCGAAGACAAGTATGACCAGTTTTCGTTCCCCCTTGTATCCATTAAGTACAAGGAAGCCGACCGTAACTTCTTTGGAATAGGGTTATCCGAAGAACTCAAAGCAATACAAAATGAACTAAGTAACCTTGTACAGAGTGCACAACGTGCTACAAGGCTTCTCTGCGTTCCAAAGATATTCTATAACCGAGCGTCAAACATCGTTAAGGCACACTTTGACAACGATATCGGAGGACTCATTGGTTACGATGGTAACCATATACCACAAGCGATGCCACTTGGCGCCGTACCCGTTGATCTCTACAATCAAATTGAGAACTTTTACAAGAAAGCCTATGAAATCGCTGGACTATCGCAGTTATCATCGTCTTCGCAGTTACCTACAGGGATGCAACAAGCCAGCGGTAAAGCATTGGAGACATTTTACCAAATTGAAAGTGACCGCTTCCAAACTACGGGTAAGGAATACGAAAACTTAATAATCAAGCTTAACGACAAGACCATTGATTTCATGAAGCTACTTAGTGACGAAGGAAAGCTTGAATCCTCAGAGTACTATGACAAAGACACTTGTAAGAACATTAGTTGGGACGATGTGAACATTGACCGCAAGGACTATGCTATTCAAAGTTTCCCTGTATCGTTGTTACCATCGACACCTGAGGGCAAGTTCCAATTCGTCAACGATATGATGCAAGTAGGTCTCTTAGACCCTGTGGCGGCAAAGAAACTTATGCAAATGCCTGATACCGATGGTTACCTTGACTTACAGAATGCCCCTGTTGACTTCGTTATGAACCATATTAGCGAAATGCTCGAAGGGAACGAAGTAGAACCAGATGTTAACCAAGACTTCGACTTATCCCTAGACCTAGTTAGCAAGGCTTACCAGCTTTACAGCGTTAAACGTGCTAAGCCGGAGTGTCTAATGTTACTTGAGAACTATATCAATGCGTTAAATAGAATTTCTATTGCCAAGCAAGCGGAACAGCAATTACTATTACAACGAGCAATGATGCAACAACAACAACAAGGAGATGTTAATGCTGGAAGCCCAGGAGATACAAGCGGACTCTCAAGCGGAGAGCCAAGCGGATTCGCAACCAACGCCATCGGCTGAGGAAATAAGAGCCCAAGTGCTCGCTGAATCCAGAGAGAAAGAGAAACAAAAACAACACCGTGAACAGCAATTACGCCGTGAACGTGACGAGCTGAAGGCGCAGTTAGCCGAAGTGGAAGCTGCGAAACAAGCGATATTACGTAACGGCTGGGACATCAACGCCCTAACAACGATTAAGAATAGTAACGTTGCAGCCGTTGATAACCCACTAATCGACGAGCTACAAGCGCAGATTCGTAGTCTCAAAGAAGAGAACTCTCGTCGTGACCAAGTAATCGCAGATGAAAGAGAATTAAAAAACATTGTTGACTACGTGCACGGTAATGGTGAAAAATATGAATTGATACAGGCGTTCAAATTGGAAGGCGAAGTTCAATCTTTGATTAAACACACTTTCAAAGCGGACGGCAAGATACTAAGCTACACCGAGGCGGCGGACTTGATTGAGAAACACCTAGAGAAGCAAGAAAGGGAACATGCAGCGTTACTCAAGAAAACAAAGAAAGCTAAATCTCTATTCAATGAGGGTATCGATGTGGCAGATATAAAAGTCGCTAAGAGCAAAGGCATAGACGCTGAGAAAGCGGAGTCATTAATTTCTAAGAACAAGGAGAAAGTTGAAACTAAAGTGGCGGCACCAGCGAACAGAAACGACTTAATAACACGCTTAATCAATAAGCACAACAAGAAATAGGAGATAGATAAATGGTAGTTCCAAGCAGGTCGTATAACATAGTTAATGAGTTCCAACCTTATGAAGCGATTCTCAAAGAATACTATGAGAACATGACACCAGAAAACATGACTTACAAAAAACACCCTTTGTTAGCTATGTTAGAAAAGAATCCGAATTTACAAGGTAAAACATTCCCGTTACCAATTCAATATGGTAACCCTCAAGGTACGTCTAACACGTTCTCCAACGCTAAGGCAAACCAATCACGCAACCGTTACGATAAATTTAACTTGTACACAACTTTCAAGTACTCCTTTGCAACACTTGAGCGCATTATGTTCAAGGCAGCTAAGTCTGACATCGGTTCCTTTGTGAAAGAAGCAACTAAGATTATCGACAATTCCATTATTACACACATGCAACAGTTACAAGCTGACTTATACGGCGACGGCTCTGGTTCCATTGGCCAAGTAGGTTCAATCAGTGGTCAAGTTATCACATTGTCCTCAGTAGAAGATTGGTTCAAGTTCTCCAAAGACCAAACATTGGTATTTTGTGCAAATAAATCAGGTGGTACAGTGAGTAACAAAGTGACTGTGTCTGCTCGTGGTACAAGTAAATCAGGACAAATCACTGTTGCAGGGTCTCTTTCAGGTGTCGCCGCTAACTGGTACATATTCCGTGATGGTGACTATGGTAACGCCTTAACTGGTATATCTGGATACATCCCTGAAGTAGCTCCAGTAGCCGGCGATAACTTCTTTGGCATGGACAGAAGCAACGACGTAGAAATGTTATCAGGAGTTCGTCTTGATGCTCAAGGTTCCAACATTATCGAAGGTTTAATGGAACTTGCATCCATGATTGAAGCTGTTGAAGGTGAACCTGACTTTGTATTCATGAACCACTTAGATATCACAGACGTTGAGAAACAGTTAACAAACAAGATTGAGTACACAACTGTAGACTTAACTCTATCTAGCGGTGTTCCAATTGCATTCAAAGGTATCAAGTTACCAACACACAGAGGCGAAGTTACAATTATCGCTGACCCATATCAAAAACGCCGCCGTGCGCATATGTTAACATTGAAATCTTGGGAACTAGCTTCCATAGACAAAATTGCTAACATGATTGATGATGACGGTGTATCTATGTTACGTGCGTCTGACCAAGATGCTTTCGAAGTACGTATTGCCAGCTACCCTCAGTTAGCTTGCTACGCTCCTGGTCACAACGGTGTGTTCACTTGGTAATCATAGGGAACCCCATTTAGGGGTTTCTTTTCTTTGGGGTTTATTATGATTCAAAATAACATGTTATTCATACCCTATGAAAGCCACGCTGACGGACTCATTGAGTACTATGGTTTTGTTGCAACCAACGGATCTGTAAACGTTGGTGCACGTGGTGTTACTGTGGCAAAGACGGGTACAGGTACTTATAGTTTAACGTTGATTGACCAGGTCCCGATATACGACGTTGACTTAGATAACACGAGTATGGCTGCGTCTGCCAATGGCACAGGGGTTACAAAGACCTGCGCTTGTCACGTATCCGCAGTTTCACCCGGTGTCGCAGCAACAAGCTTAATGAGTTCAGCGTATGCAGGAAAGCCTGTTCTAGGCACCAATGGCTCCGTTGTATTCAATATACTTACTGCGCAGATGCCAGCGGCTGGCGGTACTCCTGTGGTCGCTGATAGTGCGTTCTACTTCAAAATCGTTGTGTCATCTATGGCAAAGGAGGCTAAATAACATGGCGTTCGCATTAGCCAGAGTATTGGCACAAAATCATCTCAGTAAACAAACTAACGCTGTTAAAATCAATGCAAGCTATGACCCAACTGGCGGTGTTAAAGGTGGTCTTAAATCCTGCTCCATTATATCAAGCGGTACCGCTGGGATTTACTACGTTCGCTTAAAGAACATTTTCTATCGTAAAGATGGGATAACTTCGATAACGGATGGTGATATATCGTTTCCAATGAGCAATGTAACCTACTTCTCAGCTGAGGTAGTAGGCCAAGCACCTAACCCAACATTGGCTAACGCTGGTTTGCAAGTGTCCAACGTATACGACGCAGCCAACAATCGTTTTATACTGTATACCTTTGACGCTACAGGTCTTAAGGATATTCCAGTAGGTTCTAGGATATCATTGGAAATAACATACAAGAAATTTGCGGGGGCTAGGTAATGATAGGTAATAAAGTCTATGGCATAGCTCCGAGGCATTGTCCTCACTTTAGAACAGTGATTCACGAGGTAGTCGTTGATTTCTCCTCTGGGTTACCGGTGGCAAATGATAACGATTGTATTATAGGGATATCTTCACCTAACTCGTTCATCCTTAACTTAGTTAAAAACGTTAACCGTGTTCTCTTTGTTAACCTTCAATATCAACCTACTGCGGCTCCTGCGGTTGCTGCGGACTTTAATGCAATTAGCATTGGCGCAGTATCCGTTGCTAACAAGAATCTAGGTAACGCATTAGGTACTTACAAGTGTGTAGCGTTTCCGTTCTCACTACGTAATTTAGTTGATGGTACGTTGAAAGCGCCAACAGGGAAAATCTATTTTGAAGTGGTAATGCAACAAAACGAGGCTCAATAGTTATGAGTAGGACAGTAACATTGCAAGAATTGATGGATAGGTCACGCCAGTACGCTGATATGCAGAACAGTAATTTTATCAGCGACAACGAACTAAAGTTGTACATAAAGAATGCATGTACAAAATACTGGAACTTGATTAACCAACTTGGCCAAGACTACAACATGATAACGTCACCCGTTACTCAGTTTGTAGCGAACACAAAGGATTATGCATTACCAACGGATTTCTTGCACATGAGAGGCGTAGACCTCGCTGTTTCCAACACACCGCAACCCAACGATATCTGGATTAACGTTCGTCCCTACCAGTTTTCTGAGAGAAACCGTTTCCAAGGGTACCCTTATTTCACTGGATGGGGTATTTCTACGTATCTACGCTACCGAATCAAAGGTAACGTTATATCCTTTGACCCTTACCCGCAAGGATACGGCTCATTTAGGCTACACTACACCCCTGTTATGCCTGACTTGGTTAACGTTACTGATACGATAGACGGAGTTAACGGGTTTGAGGACTATATTGCATTGAAAACAGCGGAGCGTATGCTTGCCAAGGAAGAATCCGATGTATCCTGGATTATGAAGGAGACCGCTGAGTTTGAAGCTATGTTAAAACGTGCAGCCGATGATAGAAATCGTGACCGTAGTGACAGAGTTTCTGATATTAACGCTGATATCAACATATGGTGGTAATATATGCTAGGTATGCTGATTAATAACAACGTTAAACTAAGTAATACTCAGGCTAGCGTTGTAAATCCCCCGTTAGCTCTAAACACTGGGGACTTTGAGATAAGTCAACTTTATCAAAACACAGGTACCGTTGTTGACAGTGTAAATAACGTTATATCGAATCTGAATCACAAGCATGTAATGTGTTACTTGGACACAACGTTAAACCCTAATCGCACTGTAAACAATGGGGGTTTGTTGATATTTAAGTCTGTGGTCTCTGACCCCTTTGGAATATATGATAGCAGCACAGGGGTTATAACATGCCCTGTTACAGGGTTAACTACAATAAGGCTCAATGGTCACACGTTAAACGGTGGCATGGATTTACAAGTTTTGGCTCTAGTATCATCTAAAGACGGGGACGCATCGTTTAAAGTTTATCGTTGTTATGCAACAGCTTCCTACTACACTGTGACCAGTAACTATGCCTACTTTGGTAAAGCAGGTGACCAAATTAAGCTTGTCGTAGCTACGTCTTCAGCGGTAACATTACCCTATGATTTACAGTTATCACTAACATGGGGTTAATATGTTGGATAAAGTTGAACTTAATCTTAGTCTGTCATCGGGTATCGACACCAAGACAGACAGCAAAATCGTTGAAGGTCGATTACTCACCTTAGAAAACGCTGAAATACGCAACGGTATCGTAGTTAAATCTACGGGATATGACAGCCTCGACCCATCGTACCCATCGAATTCCACTACATCTAACAAGGCATTGATCCCTGTTGGTAACTCAGTAGCCCTTGTTGACGATGATAAGATAGGAATATATAACACGGCGAGTTCAAAGTTTAATTACATCGACTCATTTGGTAGTTGCGGTAAAGACGTGGTTACCGTTGAAAGCAACATACAGGATAACACGCCGTCAATCTCTGCAAACAACTCAATTATTGGCTCCGTTGTTAGTGGCGAGAGTTCTAAGTACATCGTAACAATAACCACAAGCTACATAGTTTACACAAACAAAGTTGCCGATACTAAGGCAAGGTACTTAATATCCGTTGTGGATAAGTCAAGTATGACTGTGATTAAAAAGTACCTTAAAGTGGCACCATATGATGCTTCGGGTGCATATGAACCCATAGGGGTTTGTTGCACTGATACGTTGTTTACTATGTATTCCTACATGAGTGACAACTCTAGCAACCGTGTAATCTTGGAAGACGTATACGACTACAGCAAAAATAACGCTGTGGTGGAGAATAACGTAGTTCTCAATGTACCAACGTCAACTAGTTTAGTTAGGGTTATGGACGTTACTAACATTGATAACATTGCCTACATTGTATTCAGCACCACTGTAGGGGGGACTAACATAGTACCAGCAGTTCACATTAGGGATTTTTCAACGCAGACCACAATAATATCTGCGAATACCTACCCCCAGTTAGCTTTTGACACTGCGTCTACTGAGACCGACGCAGCTACTTCGATAAATATCAGAGTTTTCAATGTTACAGGTAGGGGTAACATGGTGGCAGTTAATGCAGGGAAGACCTTTATACTCTTAGACCCTGCGGCGCCATTTACCCTTTGGAAATCCTTTGCTTACCCTACGGTGTTAAACATGCCCATAGTAGCCATAGGTTATCTAAGTGCTACAAATGAGTTCGTAACGTTAAAATCTTTGACAAGGGAAGGTTTAACTAGTACTACAGCGAGAAATAGAATACCTGTAGTAAATAGATATAACCTAACAACAAACTCTTGGTCGTTCTCCGGTGACGTTTCTAGAACAAAAACCGTTGTAATCAATGGTGTAAGTACCCAAGTAGTATCTAACTACTTTGGTTATGACGCTAACACACAGTTAGGGGTTTGCTTTGCTCTAAATTTCTTAATCTGCACAGATAAAAAAGCTTACTATGTTCAAAAGTATTCACCGTACATCACGTTGAGTTCCGCTACGGGGTCTAGTACTCCAACCTACCCCATAACAACGCCAGCAAATAACCCAGTTAGTAACGATTCAACACCGTGGGCTGAACTCCGTACCAGTTTATTCTTACTAGACCAAGATTACACTGTTTGTGATAGGTTCGTTGAATACACAGGGGCGGCGTTACTGGATACTCGTGGTTATCGTTGTAATACAAGTACCTTGGGACTCAATTCTACAACGGTAAGTTACCCCCTAATCACTGGGGTCATATCTACCAGTAGCACGGGGAAAGAGTCTAAGTTTTCTTACGACATACGGTTACATAGATTATCCTATGAGACCAATTTTCCTATACGTACTGGGCGCATTAATAATGCAACAATGATATCTAGCCCATCGCTCTTTGAAATCAATAATAACCAAGTCACAGAGAACAATTTCTATGACTTCCCCCAAATAACTGCAGGGGTGAGTAGTGCTGCAGGTGCGTTAACAGGTTCCTACACTTTCAAAGCAATTTACGAACACACTGACGGTTCTGGGAACATTGTTAGAAGCTCGGAAAGTATCGCAAAGCAAATAACTTTGGCTAATAACAACGCAATCATTGGAATCACAGTACCTCCGTGGTTTTCAAAGAGACAAAACCAGAAGATTAAAGTGTACACAACCCAAACAAATGGTAATTCGTTTAACTTAGTAGGTACGCTGTTTCAACTTATGAGACCAGTGACACTACCTGATAATTTTGCTACAACGTGGATATGGTCATCCACGGATACGCTTCAAATTGCTGCATTAAACTATGATAATACCAGTATAACAGCGGCGTCTAAGCGTGAAATAATCTATACAAGCGGAGGTATACTCCCAGCGTTCCCATTACCCTCAGCGATAACCAATGTAGTACACAATAACCGTGTTTTCTGCGTACCACATTACAATAAAAACTTGATACGGTACACAAAACCTATCCAAGTAGGTATTGCTACTGAGAGTTTCCTAGGTCTCGACGTAATCATAGAATCACGTGGTGGTGATATTGTTGAACTTGCAAGCATGGATGAAAAGCTCATTGTTTTTAAGAAAAATAGTATCTACGGCATACAAGGTGACGGTGTTGACGCTTCTGGCAACGGTTCAACGTTCAGTGTCCCTTATTTAATCAACTCACCCGTTGGTTGCAGTGAGCCACTAAGTGTTGTTCGTATTCCCGATGGGATTATGTTCAAGTCAACTAAGGGGATCTATTTACTTAACCGCTCTGTAACTGTGTCATACATTGGTGCCCCTGTGGAGAAATTTAACAATGAGAAAATAGTTTCCTCTGTAATCATAGAAACAGAGAACAAAGTTAAGTTCACCACAAACGCAGGTAACGTACTTACCTATGATTACTACTACGGTGTTTGGTACACAGAGTCTAACCTTGCTTTTGTAGGAACTTCGTTGATTCAAGGTAAATTCTGTGGTGTGTTTAACACTGGTAAAGTTTGGTTAAACAACCCTACGTCGTACCTTAGGGACGGTGCTCAGTACACAATGAAAGTACAAACAGCGTGGCTAAGATTAAAAGGTTTACAGGGTTACGCTCGTGCATATCGTATTTATCTGCTTGGTGATTACAAAGACACACACAGTATCAATATTGATGTGAGCTACGATTACAATGAAACCGTTGCCCACACAGTAAACTACGTCCCTGTTCTAAATTCACCTAGTCAACCAATTCAAGCACGTGTTAATTTTGAAAGGCAGAAGTGTCAAAGTGTGAGGTTAACCTTTACCGATGTATCCACTGGAATTACGGGTAACTCGTTAACTATGACAGACCTAAGTATTTTAGCAGGGGTGAAACGTGGATTCAACAAAGTGTCGCCAAGCCAAACAACATCTGTTTAGCGAGTATTACAGTGAGTACCATGAGACCGAAACAATCATTGAACCTTATGGTTTTATGACTTATCAAATCATTGGAAAAGATTGTCACATCTTTACAATGTTTGTTAGCAAAGAATTCAGGGGTTCAAAGTACTCGGCGGAGATGGCAAAGAAGGTTGAGAGCGTGGCTTTAGAGCGTGGTTGTACTGCGGCTATAGGTTACGTCACCTTCCCATCTCCGTACCCTGAAATAAGCCTTGCATGCCAATTTAAGCATGGTTTTAAGATAGACAGAGTAAACCAGAATCAAATCATACTAAGGAAGGAATTAAAATGGGAGCCGTAGGAAAATTCTTAGGTAACTCCACTGGGGTAACTCAGACAGGTAGAGCCGACGCTTACAAAGAATACAATCCAACAATGATTGACCCGTCTGCGATGCAACAAAACATAAACCAGCAAGCAGGCCAACAAAAAGACCAAAATGTTAACTCGTTTAACGCAGCGGTAAATAGTCAACGTGGGGTATCTCCAACTATTGCAGCGATGTTAATGGGTAATAACTTAGCGTCCGCTAATCAACAAGCCTCACAGCAAGCAACGAACGCAGGGGCTAACGTAGGATTCCAGTCACAACTTGCAAATCAGCAGGCTGGGTTTCAGGCTCATCAATTGAACTCACAAAACTACAATGCTGCGATGGGGCTTAACCAAGGATACGCAGAAGGTGCCGCTAATCGCAGTCAGGCCACTCTTGGTGGGTTAATGCAAGGCGGCGGTGCTGCGCTAACTTTACTTAGTGACGAAAGAATCAAGGAAAAGAAGAAAAAGTTGAACCCAGACGACGATGAAAGTTCCGTTAATGAGTTCCTTGAATCACTATCACCACATTCCTACAAATATAAGGAGGGTAGTGACGGTGATGACGGTGGTAAGCAACACGTAGGTATCATGGCTCAAAATGTTGAGAACACAGAGGCTGGTGAAGGTATTGTTAGCGAGAATGAAAATGGGACAAAGCAACTAGATGTGGCACAGTTAACAGGGTCACTTGCGGCAGGTCTTGGCGCAGTGCACCGTAGACTGCAACAACTTGAAGGTCGAAAGGTGAAGAAATAATGGTAGAAATTAGTGAAGAAGCAAAGAAACGAATGAAATACGGTGGTCTTGCGTCTTGGCGAGGTGCACTTGGTAAGGAAGACACAACACCAAGCTTCCTTGATAACTTTGCTGCAAAGGTGGCAAAGGAAGGAGTTTACGCTGGACAACCTAACATAGACCCTAATGGTTCTGTGTTACCAAGCGGTATGCCATCATCGCAACCTATAGGACTTAGTACCCAAGCCCAACAACAACCGCCAACAGAGATACCTAGTCAAATTGCTAACAACATATCACAGCGCCAACAAGGTATATCCAACTTGTATACGCCGTCACAAAATGTACAACCTAATCAACTTCAATCATTGAATCCCTATGCTGGAGTTCAAATCGCTGGAGTATCACAAGCGCCGTTTCAGCAAGAACAACGTGCTCTAGGTGCTCAAGGTGACGTGCTTGCAAAGGCTACTGAGCAACAAGGTAAGTCCTTGCAAAACTTGAACGCCCAGCAACAGAATTATTTCAAAGATTTACAAGGTCAATCACAGGGTGCATTGAAAAAGTACCAAGCTGAGACTGGCGACTTTGATAAACAATTGGATTCGATTAATCAAAAGTACCCCTTGTTAAATCGTAAGCAAGTAATAGAGAACATGGACCTAGGTGACAAAGTTCTTGGTGGTATTGGTGTCATTCTAGGTGGCATTGGTGCAGGGATGACAGGGAAAGATAACGCAGCGTTAAGCATTGTTAACAAAAACATTGATTCTATGCTCGAAGTTAATCGTGCTAATTATCAA